AGCAGCATCTTCTTCAAGAGATTTAGTTCCAAGTGGAAATATTCAAACAGAGCTTAGTAACTCTCAAACGGAGCTTAGTAACTCTCAAACAACAAGCGAAGTATCATCTGCAGGCTCTACAACGCAAAATCAAAGCATTTCAGGCGGAGTTCAAACAAATCAAACTATTCAAACATCTAAAGGTAATGCAACTGTAACACAAGTAAATAATGACGGCTCTTACACTTACAAGACCGAAGATGGACAGTTCACTTATGTTGACGCAAATGGAAAAGAAAGCACGCTTTATTCAGGCGGAGCAATGCCAATCACGGCAGGGGACATTATGACGGTTATCGGGGTTGCAGGATTAGTGAAAGGACTTGCATTTGCTGCATATAATGCATTAACAGCCTCTTTTGCAAGGATAGGAACGGTAGCCATAACATCACCAGCAACATTATCATCTATAATACCAGAAGCAACAGGACAAGTAATAGCTACAAGTGCAGGAAAAGTAGCAATAAACTCTGCAACCAATACATTAGGATTAAAAGTAGCCACAACAGCAGCAGGGGGAGGAGCAGGTTTTGCGGGTGTTATGAAAGTTGGTGCTTTAATAGCACTTGCTTGGCAGACAGCAGGTCAGTATAAAACCCAAACAGCAGACCAGACAACATATCTGAAAGATAGTGGAGATTTAGCAGTGCAATTACTTGAAGTTGGAATGACTGACGAAGCAAACCAAATATATCAGACTCAAAAAGAAGTTAATTCTTATTTTAAAACTATTGCTGCAATACCTATTCTTGGAACTTTTATTGATTCAACAAGAATTAAGGAGGCTATAGTTGAGATGGATAACTTTGAAAGGGATTATGAAAAACAAAACCAAATATTATTAGATAACCAAACAGAACAGAAAGTATTGGATGAACGTGCTTATAAAGAACAGCAATTACAAGAACAAAGGAGATATGATGAACAGCAATTAGCAGAGAAACGTGCTTATGAAGAACAAATTAAAGAAGAAGAAAGAGCTTATGAAGAGGAAAAGGCAGCAAGAGAGGCAGAGGCAGCAGCAGAAGCAGCTTATGCATCAGAAGCAACAGCTACAGAAGGTACTGGTGGAAGTACATTAACATTTGGAATACTTAACTCGGGTGGAGATACTGAATATGTTGATATACAAAAGGCATCTCAATATTACTTTGGAAAGGCTTACGAAGAATTAACTGAAGCACAAAAGAGATTACTTATGTTATCTAAGGGGTCACAATGATAAACTGTTTAGATATGGATGAGAAGTCCTTTAAATGCCTTAGTCTAAAAGAACAGAATACTATCTTATTTAATAATGTTATTGAAATTAGAAATAGTCTAAGAAGTTACAAGGTTTGGAAGAAAGTAACTATGATAATTGGTACTGCGTTGGTTGGAGGAGTTGCTTATCTATTCAAAATGCACCTTTAATGGAAAAAGGGGACAAACATTTAAATAATAACATATATACACTAAACTATGGCAAACGAAAACAATTTAAAAATGGAAGATAATCCAAGTATTCTTGATGAAGCTAATAAGACTGCCGCAAGGTTAGAGAAAGCAAATGCTGAATTAAAAGTATTACTTGATAGACAGCAAAGACAGAGAGAGATTGATGTAATATCTGGCAGAAGTACTACAGATGGAATTAAAAGAGAACCTACTCCTGAAGAAAAATTAAAATTAGAAATTAAAGATTTCTTTAAGGGGTCTGAAATAGAGGCAGCAATAAATAAGCATGGATAAAAAGGATTGGGAAGAAAGTCTGAAACATCTTAAAGAGATGAGAGATAAGTATTTGAAAGACTTAGAAGAAATGAATTATACTATTGAATGCTACGAAACTAAATTAAAATCATATTCATAATAAGGAGGAAAAAACCTAAATCATGGCTAACGAAGCAGTTTGTATTGAAATACCAACAAGATTCAGAAGAGTAACAGTTGCAAACGGAACAGGTATTGCAATCGGTACTTTAATGAAGATTACTGACCCAAATACAGCAGAAGCTACAAGTGCTGACAATGACTCCTTTGCAGGAATTGCATGGGAAGAAAAGACAGCAAATGATGGAATTACTGAAATCACTCTTGCAGTTAATGGAGTATGGGATATAACAACTACTAACGCAGCTATAACAGTCGGGGCTTTCGTATCTATTGGGGGTGCTAATTTAGTATCAACAATGGCAGAAGAAGATTTCCCAACAGGAGCATTTGTCGGTAAGGCAGATGAAACTTGTAGTGGAACCGAAGTTATAAGAGTGAGAGTAGGAGAAGTAGTTTAAGATGGCAGATACATGGCGTGAAGCAGACCTAAGGAAGGAATACATTGATGGTGCAGTTAAAGCTGTAGCATTAATGGAATACAGAATGAAGGAACTTTGCTCAATAGACAGTAGTGATGCATGGACAGAAAGTTATTTTAGAGAAACTAATACAACTGAAGCAACAGGTGGTGGAACAGGAAGTTCAGTAAGCGGAATACCGCAGATGGCACCTTTCCCATTCTTACAGGTTACTGAAACGAAAGTTTCAAGTGTTGTAAGGAAATATGGAGCAGAATCAGTTATATCTTTAGAAATGCAGAAGTCGGCAACAGTACCTATGTTATCAAGACATATCCTAAGGATTGGTAGAAGCGTATCTTACGCAATAGATGTAGCAATAGAAGCAGTTTTAAGTGGCAGTGCAGGTAATACTTTCGCAGTTACAGCTGGTTCCGAATGGGACTCAGCAACAGTTGCAAACAGAGACCCAGTATATGATATTCTTTACGGAATTAATATGTTGAGGGCTGATGGTATTGATGCATTGAATGGTAATGGTTACTTAGTTGTTAATGGGACTGATTATACAAATATCATTTCTAATAGCAAAGTAACAAATAATCCATCATTTAAGACAGCAGACGTTGTATCTAATGGTGTAGTCGGACAGATTTGTGGATTGAAAATAATGGTTAGTGAAGCTGTTACAGCAGACCAAGCTTACATTGTAGTAGCTAAAGAAGCTTTAACTTGGAAACAAGCTGAACCTTTAACAGTAGTTACAATAGAAGACCCGGGAAAAAGCACAACCATTAGAGCATGGGAAAGAGGCGTATGCCAAATTCCATCTCCAAACGCAGTTTGTAAGATAACTAATACAAGGAAATAAATAACATGGCAGAAGATATACTGAGACCAAAGGCTTTAGTTGTACCAAGTTACACTACAGCAGATAGAGACTTAATGTATGCTGAGAAAGGAACCATTATATATGATTCCACTCAAGATAAATTTTGTTTCTGTAAATATGTAGGGACTGGAGCAACATCATGGGAGTTAATCACTTCTGAAGAAGAGAGTTAAAATGGCAGCAGGAGATTTAACAGTTACAGTAGTTGGTTCATATGACACATTGGCAACCGCAGTTGCAGCAATGGACGCCGGAAACGACGCACTTGTTACAGACTTTCACCAATTAATTATAGAACCGGGCATTGGACCGAACAGATACCACGTTATTAAATATGTAAGAGCAGCAGCTTAAACATATCTAATCCTTTTATTTATTTTTTATTTAAATTATGGCAAAAGGCAAAAAAATAGAGATAGAAGTAGTTGGGGAATTACCACCATTTACTATGGAAGAAGAAGATTATATCTATGGTAATAAAAGGTTAAATGTAAATTTAAGAACGGTAATACAAAATGGACAATAAAATAGTTGATAGAATGTTTGGAATGAAGACTTCTAATAGTCAGACATTTAATACACCAGAGAGACAGAATATTGGAGCTACTGATGACTTTGTAGTCAGAAAAGTAATGAATACTCTTGAAGGAACTATTGAGAAAGTTCCAATTAATGATAATGATATTGTAAATAAGGCTTATGCGGATAGTATAAGTAGTGGTGCTCCAGAAGGAACTGCTGTTAAATCAACAGGAGAATCTGGTGGTACTAAATTTCTAAGAGAAGATGGAGATGGTACTTGTTCTTGGCAATCAGTTGGTGCTGGTGCTGAAACAGACCCTGTTTTTACTGCTTGGGAAGCTGGTGTAGGAGACATAGTAACTCACGACACATCAGAGTTCTTAGATAGTGCAACGGCTGGAGATATTTATACTCACGATGCTTCTGAATTTGCTACCGCTTTAGGTGGAGAGGATAATTATGTAACTGATGTAGAGAAAGCGGCTTTACATGCATCTGGTAGTGATGATACAATTACAATAGCAAATGAAGCAACAGATACAACTTGCTTTCCTGTATTTGTAACAGCATCAGGAGCAGGAGATTTAGGACTGAAATCAAATGCAACTTTAACTTATAATTCTAATACTGGACTTCTTAATGCAACTTCTTTGGGAATAAATGGAACTGCCATATCTTCTACAGCTGCACAACTTGACGGAGCAGTTACTCACGCAGC